GGTGATGTACAAGTAATTAACGGAAATGTACAGATAAAATATGCTGATACAGACCAAGTATTTGAAGAACTTAAAAAAGATATTGAAAAGGAGGTAAAATAAGTTGAGTATAACAGTTGAAGTTAGAAAAGGTAACGTTGAACAAGCAATGCGTGTTTTAAAACGTAAGGTTCAAAAGGAAGGCATTGTAAAAGAGTTACGTGCTAGACAATCTTACGAAAAACCATCTGCTAAAAAAAGACGTAAGAAAAAAGAACAGATTGCTAATTACAAAAAAGAACAGAAAAAATTAGCAAGATTAAGAGGTTTTTAGAGTTTTGCGCTGGTGATATAAATATATAATGTTAGGCAATTCATAAGTCCTGACAGCGTAAAAGAAGACCGATTAGAAATTAGTCGGTGTCGCAAAACCGTGATCTTTGGCAGTTTGCACTCGGTGACAAAAGAAACTGCCTAGTATAAGTGCGACAGAATTGCACAGTTGTAATTTTGAAATCCGTACTTATATAAATTATTACGAGGGCGCCAAATGGGCTCTTGTATTAACTTGCTTTAAAAGGAGGAAATATATGACAAACAAAGCATTAAGTATATTCAATCAATTAAGACCAGTAACCGTTGGGTTTGATAACGTGTTTGACCATTTTGAAAGAATGATGGACGACCACAATTTCAACGAAATGGTTAGATATAATTACCCACCATACAATATCGTAAAGACAGGTAAAAACACCTACGATATTGAACTAGCTCTTGCTGGTTTCAATAAAAAAGATATTGAAATTAATATGGAAGATGGTATGCTAAATATCAAATCAGTAGTAGAAGCTACTAAAGATAAAGACGAGGATGGAGTAATCCACAAAGGTATCGCTAAAAGATACTTCTCTAAATCTTTTACAATTGCTGAAGATGTTGAAGTTAAAGGCGCTGAATTAAAAGATGGTCTTTTAAAAGTGTCTTTAGAAAGAATTGTTCCAGAGTCTAAAAAACCAAGAACAATTAATATTAAATAATAATAAAACCAATATCTGGTATGTTTCAAACGCATACCAGATATAAATACTTATATCGTTCATCCCAAAAGGACGGAAGTAGGCAATGCCGAAGGAACGCACCTAACTTTAAATAGGAGGGTGTCATGGATAGACATACAAGAGTATTAGAAAAATACACTAAAAACAAAGAAGCTGATAGAAAAAACGCAACTTTATTTAGTGCTAGAAAAGAAGTAAACATCAATGGTGGTGGTACTTCAGGATACATTGTTAAGAATGGTCCTAACAAAGGCAAAATACTAGGACATTATTCACCAAAAGCAAATAATAATTGGTAATAGAGTATTGACAATTTTAACAATATAGTGTAAACTATATGTAATTATATTATTATAAGGAGAAAATATTATGAAACAAGGTGATAAATTACCAGACGTGGATTTTAAAGTAAGATCACTTGGTCAATGGACAGAAACAAATACTGATACGTATTTTAAAAATAAAAGAGTTATATTGTTTGCCTTACCAGGCGCATTTACACCAACTTGCTCATCAAAACAACTACCAGGCTTTGAAAAATTAGCAGGTGTGTTTAAAGAACACGGCATAGATGACATTTATTGTTTATCAGTAAATGATTCATTTGTTATGAATGCTTGGGCAGCTGATCAAAAACTTGAAAATGTACAAGTTATACCAGACGGTAATGGTGACTTTACAGATCAAGTTGATATGCTTGTAGAAAAAACGGGTGCAGGTTTCGGAATGAGATCGTGGAGATATGCTGCTATTGTAAACAATGGTACAGTAGAAGTATTATTTGAAGAACCAGGTAAAGGTGATAATACAACAGGTGACCCTTATAGTGTAAGTGCACCAGAAAATGTATTAAAATATCTACAATCATTAAACCAAGGAAATAATCTGTGAACAAGGTAATAAAAAAAATAGGCAATACACACGCTAAAGTATTTGGATATGTTGCTAAAAAAGCAAAAAAGTCAAAGTGGTGGGCAATAGTCTTAACTGCTTTAGTGCTTTATGAAATTATAGAACATACAGTTTATCCAATATTGGTACCATGGTTGGCATACCAACAATGGTTTGTTAACTAATTGACTTTTATTAGTTTAAGTGTTATAATTATATTATGAAATTTAATGAAGATAAAATTTGTAAAGAAATCCTAGACTATATCAAATCAACTTACGGCCAACATTACTCATCAGGTAAAGATGGCATTCAAGTTTTAGATTTATTAAAGTCTATAGGTATTAAAAGTGATTTTTGCCAGGCAAATGCAATTAAGTATTTGTCAAGGTATGGTAAAAAAGGTGGTTACAATCGTAAAGACTTGCTAAAAGCAATTCATTATGTTATACTACTATTAAATAATGATAAGGAGAAAATATAATATGAAGATAAGTGATAATACAATTAGTATTTTGAGAAATTTCTCGGATATTAATGCTAACATTTTGTTTACACCTGGTAAGACATTAAGTACAATGTCAACTATGAAAAACATTATGGCAAAGGCAGACGTTGAAGAACAGTTTGAAACAGAATTTGGTATATATGATTTGCCAGAATTTTTAAGAGCAGTAGATTCTTTTCAACAACCAGTTTTAAAGTTTAATGGTGCTGCTAATCTAAAAATACAAGATGAAAAATCTACATTATCAGCTAGATATGCATTTGCTGATAAATCAACATTAAGATATCCATCAAAACAAATATCAATGCCAGACAAGACAGTTTCATTTACATTAAAAAATGAAGACTATGATTCTGTCAAAAAGTTATATACTAATTTAAGTCTACCTGACATTGCTTTTAAAGGTGAAAAAGGCAAAATTAAATTAGTTGCTTTAGATAAAAAGAATAGTAACTCAAATGAATCATCTATTATAGTGGGTGAAACAGATTTAGAGTTTACTGCATATGTCAAGGCTGAGAATATGAAAATTATTCCTGGCGAATATGATGTTGCTTTATCAAAGGCAAAGATTGCTCACTTCATAAACAAAAAGGTTAAAGTACAGTATTGGATTGCTTTAGAAGCAGACTCAACATTTTAATAGGGAGGACTAAATGTCAGATTTCCTATGGGTTGAACGATATAGGCCAAGAAAAATATCAGAATGTATCTTAACTGAAGATTTAAAAACTACTTTTTCAAAGTTTTTAATTCAAAAAGAGATACCAAATCTTCTTCTTTCTGGCACAGCTGGTACGGGCAAAACAACAGTTGCTCGTGCCTTGTGTGAAGAATTGGGTGCTGATTATATTATTATCAATGGTTCAGACGAAGGCCGACACATTGATACATTAAGAACTACAATCAAAAACTTTGCGTCCACCGTGTCGCTAGACGAAGGTGCAAATCATAAAGTTGTTATTATAGACGAGGCAGATTATATGAATGCTGATAGTGTTCAACCTGCATTAAGAAACTTTATTGAAACGTTTTATAAGAACTGTAGATTTATATTTACTTGTAACTTTAAAAACAAGATAATACCTGCCTTACATAGTCGTTGTACTGTAATTGATTTTCGTATTACAAATGGTCAAAAAGTAAAAACTGCTACTGCATTTTTAGAAAGACTAGGTGAAATACTTAAAACAGAAAACATAGAGTTTGATAAAAAAGTATTGGCTGAACTCATACAAAGACATTATCCAGACTTTAGAAGAACAATTAACGAACTACAAAGATATTCTGTAAGAGGTAAGATTGATAGTGGTATACTTGTTTCTTTATCTGAAATCAATAATAAAGAGTTGATTAAGATGTTAAAAGAAAAAAGATTTGGTGATATGAGAAAATGGGTTATTCAAAACCTTGATAAAGATCCATCGTCTTTGTTTAGTGGTATCTATGATATTTTATACAAACATCTACAACCACAATCTATACCTGCGGCCGTACTAACAATCGCCGATTATCAATATAAATCAGCCTTTGTGGCAGACCATGAGATAAATATGGTTGCTTGCCTGACACAAATCATGGCAGAATGTAAATTTAAGTAGAGGACGAAATGGCAAGAAGAACACTTTTTAGAACTTTGATAGTGAAGTTGAGAATGTGGTATGCTGATATAAGAGGTCATCACGGTAAGAGATGGGATTATGAACCAGGCGATTACTATATGGGTTCTCATAAAGGACATAACAAACACGGAAAAAAACATTAATAAATGCCGCTTTAGCTCAGTTGGTAGAGCAACTGATTTGTAATCAGTAGGTCCGCGGTTCAAGTCCGTGAAGCGGCACCAGAAAGTATATTATGATTGAATATAAATTGAGTGATTATCTAAATGCAATTAACTGGACAAAAGTTAATTTGCTTGATGGTGACGATTTGACCTGGGAAAAAAAATATCCACCGTATATAATTAACCGTTGTCTATCACAACATGTGGACACTATAATGATGGCAAACGAGATGAATTTTCATCATAGCCTCACCAAACGTCTTCAATTTCATTTTCTACTAAATAGTATAAGAAAAAGAAAACGATTTGGAGGCAAGTGGACAACCACTGCAAAATCGAAGAGCTTAGAGTATGTAAAAGAATATTATGGTTATAGCAACGAAAAAGCAAAAGTAGCACTTGACATACTAGATAAAAAACAATTAGACTTTATCAAAGAGAAGTTAGATAAAGGTGGGAGAAAAAAATGAGTGAAGAAAGTTTTAATTGGTCACCTGAGCATATGTTAGAGGTTACACTCAAACAGCCAGATGATTTTTTGAAGATTAGGGAAACTTTGTCCCGAATAGGTGTTGCAAGTCGTAAAGATAAAACGTTGTTTCAATCTTGTCACATACTACACAAACAAGGAAAATATTACATAGTACATTTTAAAGAGTTGTTTGCCTTAGATGGTAAGAAAGCAACTTTAGTTGAAAATGATGTACAAAGAAGAAACACAATATCAGTTTTATTACAAGATTGGAATTTATTGACAATTGTAAATCCAAAAGCTGCTGAAAACAAAGCACCTTTATCACAAATTAAGATAATTGCTTTTAAAGAAAAAAATGAATGGACTTTACAAGCAAAATATAATATTGGCAAAAAACAAACTACTGAAGAATCAAAAACTGAATAGGAGTATATTATGATTAAATTATATAGACTCACCACAGGTGAGGATGTGATTGGTACGCCAGTTGATGAAGATACAACTGAATTACATCAAGCAATTAAAAGACCTTTTGTATTAATTCCAATGCAAGGTCAACCAGGTAAACCTATGCAAATTGGGTTTCATCCTTACATAC